TATGAACCAATTTCTCCAGCCCAAATGTTGTCATTTGAGTTGTACTCGTGAGGCAAACGCCATCCACCAGCACCAGTCTCAGCACGAAGGTCGTGTGAGATTTCTGGGTGGATACCACACCAGTACATTGAACCCTTGCGTGGAACTGACAGACCTGAACGCAACTTAGCAACAGCCTTACGGATGTTAGCAGAAGTGATTGTATCTGTAGCAGCAATTGTTACTGTGTTAGTACGTGTGCCACCATAGATGATGTTAGTACCACCACGAAGTTCAGTCTGTGCGACTGTATCAATTGAACCTGCAAGGTTGAATGCAATGATGTTAGCAATTGCTGGGTCTACATCAGCAAGGCTGAATAGTTCCAAAGCACGTGTAACAAGGACAGAGTTACCGTACTCAGCAAGAGTAATAGTAACTGATGTTGGAGCAGCAATCTGTACTGAGTCACGCTCAGTTGATTCTGTGAGAGCAGTTGTCTGTTCAGACAAATCTGCGTATAGTTGTAGAACTACGGTTGAGCCAGGGTTTGCTAACTTAGTGGGCTTCTTATCAGCGACACTACGAATTAGGGGTTCTGAACGCAACGCAAAGTCTAATAGTCGGTCATACGCCTTTTGGACGAGACCTGCACCACCAGCGGTACCAGCGAGATTGCCAGTAGAGGATGTATATGCATTAGCCATTGTTGTTCACCTCCTAGGTGAGTTGTGAAATTACTATGTATTTACTGCTGTTGAGAGTAGATGATTGAGTTAAGTTCTTCTGCGGATGCCGCATTATTAATTCGACTCAATAAATCTTCTGCTCGGTCAGGGTTCATACCAAGTTGAGTAACTACATCTTGCTGTCGTAAGACTGCACGATTTAGTTCTTGTTCTTGACTTACCTCTGGCTGTGATAATCCAAACAAGTCTCCATTATCTGCAAGCCAGTTATTAACTGACTCTTCGCTAACTTCATCTAAGTCTTTTAGGATTAATCGTTGTGCCTTTGGATTGACACCCCTCTGTTCTAGGACTTCTTGGACGGTACGCTCACGCTGCGACTTGGATAATCCCTCAAGTTGCTCAGTGAGTTCCTTGATACGCTTCTCATCGCTACGCTTGGCTTTTCGTAACTTTTTAAGTAAGTCACTTCCATCCATCTGCATTTCGTTGTCGGTATCTAGGTCGTCTTCGTCTTCATCCCAGTAGTTGTTGCTCATAGCAACCCACCCTTCTATTCGTTTGAATCGCAAGCCTCAGATTCTAGTCGGGGAACTAGCCTGGCTCTTACTACCAGTCTTATACGCTATGTGGGCTGGTTGGTCACATAGGATTCTATTTTATATTTGTCCTGATGTAGGACGAGTATTTAAAGCATTTGATGCATTGCCTGAACTACCTGCAAAACTAGCACGTTCTTTAGATGCTAATGTTTCACGCTTACGTCTTGCTGCATCACTGTTCTTAAAGAACTCTTGTTCACCAGTTTGTTGGTTATATGTGACACCAGTTTCACTATAAATATCACCTAACTTAGCACTCTCTGGTAATACAGTTGCTATATTTGAATAACCTTGTAGTGCAGCCTGGCGGTCAACGCCATAGGCTGCTAAACCAGCAGCAGATGATTCATTAGTTGTAAGTCCTTGTCCAAGTGCAGCAGCACCAATCTCTCCTGCTGTTACCTTTTCTTGTAATCTTGGAAGACTATCTGCTGGATTAAGGAAATAACTAACTAAGTCAGAATCATTAAGGGTAGGATAGAAAGACTTTAATGTTGATAATATAGCAGGGTCTGCATTTTGCACACGGTCAACTGTTAATTGAATACGTTGTCTAAACTCAGTAGGTGCAATGTCTGCACCAATATATGAAGCAAACAATATTTCATTTTTTTTGCGGTCATTAGTTAACATACTAGTAAGACCATATGCCTTGAGAGTTTCAGAGTATGAGTTTTCTAATGCTATGTACTCAGCCTCAGATACAACATTAAGTCCTGCTTTTGCTCGCTGTACATTTCCATTAAAACGTCTATTATATGGTATTGATTGTTTAAGAAGCATTACAGTTTCATTAGGGCCTTTGCCCTGTTTCATATAGTTAGCGACTTCTTCACCTAAATCTTCTATTCCATATGATTTAAAAATACTTTTTATTTGTTCAAATGCATCTTCACGTGCAAGTTCTTCAGAAGTCTTTGCACCTGGTACCGTAGTAGTACCACCTGGTGTGACTACAGGAGGAACTATTAGTGGGTCTACTTTTGTATAATTTGGGTCATTGGTTTCGTCTACAGGTGAAACAACAGGTGGTACTACAGGTGGTACTTTAGTTTTGTTTTCAGGCGGTACTACTGGAGTAGTAGGAGTAGGACCAGTCCAAGGAATACCTGCTTCTTCAGCAGCATCAATTGAACCTTGTAATCCAGGTGCTTCTTTACCAGTTACTTCTTGAACCTTTTCAGCCTGTGCTGCATTAACAGCAGCACCTGCTGCTGGGCCTGATTTACCTTCTACTGCTGCTGCATACTCTTCATCAGTAAGACTAACACCAGTTTGACTATTAACGCCATAAGCGTCACCAAAGTAACCAGATTTATTGACTCCACCACGCATGGCATAGTATGCCTCTGGAGTCATGTTATTTAATTTTGCATTGTCAATAATATTTTTCTTTATATTTTCTGGCAGTTCGTCAAATCCAAGTGCATTAAACTCAGGGTCTAGTTCTTTTACATTACCAAACTTATCAGTATATGTTTTCTTTTTTGTTCCTGAATCATCTTTATTAGGCCATTCAACACCAGCCTTTTCAGCAGCATTTATTGATTGCTGTAACCATGCTGGGTCCTCACCAGTAACTTCTTTAATTTTTTCTGCACGAGCAGCATTAACTGCAACACCTGCTGCTACACCTGATTTACCATCAATTGCTTCTTGATATTCTTCATCACTAAGGCTTACACCTTCTACGCTATGAATACCATATGCATCTCCATAATAGCCAGATGTGTTAACACCACCGCGCATAGCGTAATAGGCTTCTGGAGTTACACCTGTAAGGGCTGCATTTCTAATAATAACATTTTTTATATTATCTGCTAAACTATCAAATGGTATTTGATTAAAGTCTGGGTCTAAGTCTCTTACGGTACCAAACTGGTCAGTATATGTTGTGGTAGAACCTGTAACAACAGGAACAGAAGTAGAACCTGTAACAGGCGCTGTAACAACAGGATTATCTTTAGTATCTTTATCTGTGCCTACAACAACTTTTGTTGCATTAACTCGTGCTACATTGACAGCATCCTCATTAGCCTTAAAAGTAGCGTCTTTGTCTTCTTTTGTTTTATTATATGCTGCTAAAGCAACAGCGGTATCTTCAGTAGTCTTAGCATCAGCAATGGCTTTATCTGCTGCTACTAATGCTGCTGCACTATCAATAGCATCTTGACGTGCTTTAGCAGTAGCAAGTCTAGTTGCTTCTGCAGCATCTGCTTCTGCTTTTAATTTGTTTAAATTATCTAAAGCCTCTTGTGCTTCTTTTGCAGTTTTGGCTTTAGCCAATAGTTCTGCTGCTTCACCTGCTTTTGCTTTTGCTTCGTCTGCTGCTTCTTTTGCAGCAAAGGCTGCTCGTTTAGCATCTAAAACTCTTTTTGCTTCTGCAGCATCTTCTGCTTCTTTTGCATCTGCTTTGTCTTTAGCGGCTTTATCATCAGCAGCCTTTTTTGCTGCGGCTTCTGCCGCTAACCTTTGTGCAATACTTCCTGGGCTATCAGTTGCAGGCGCAGGTGTAGCAGGGGCAGGTGTAGTTACAACTGGTTTAGGTGCTACAGGCGTAACCTTAACATCAGGTGCAGGTGTAGGTGCAGGTTTAGGTACAGGTCTGGCTACAACTTGACCACCATCAATTGAGTTTTTAGTATTAGGAATTACTGCCATTATGCCACGAATCCAAACGACTTGAGGATGGTATTGGTATACTCAGCAGCACTTTCATGTGCGGCTTTTGTCTTGCCCCAATCTGGGTTGTTATACACTCTACGCATAAAATCAACAAATGACATAAGACTATCTCCGCTAATAGCGTCATATATATCTTTATCTTCTGATGGGTCTGTAATATCTACTAATGGCTTTTCAAGTGCATTACTCTTATAACCAGCATATATATCTACAATTTCTTTAACAGTTCCACCTGCTTTAATGTGACTGCCAAGTGTCTTACCATACAAAGTAATTGAGTTTTGTTTAATTCTAGCCTGTGCTGCAGTCATACCATCTGCTGTTAAAGTGTTGCCTACTTCTTTTAGAAGTGCGGCTGGGCTAGTTTTAATACCCATTGATGCTGAATAAGTTACCAATGCAGATATATTTTGTGCAGCCTTCTTACCTGAGTTCATCAAAGTATCAATATCCATATCAAGAAGAACTGGCTTAATTATTCTTGCAGCAATGTTGTTTAAGTCAGACTGTGTTACCTTATTAGATTCACTGGAAGAACTAATTGTATTACCATTAGCATCTTTAGTTGTAGTGTACTTGTTCTTGGCTGCTATTTCTAACTTGTTTAACTCTATGTAATACATATCCTTTTGAGTATCAGTTGCCCCAATATCAATCCAATCAAGAAAGTATTGATTGATTGTACGATTAGCAGAACCACGAGAGGTTAAGGCAGTAACATCTTCATTGAATGTACCAGCCTTGCTATCAACTCCAGTATCACCTAAGCCACTTGCATTAGCAGTTTTAAGCCAAGAAGAAATACTAGGAGTTCCCTTTACACCTTCATATTTAATTGCTCTAACAGCACTGGCTGTATAATCAAAGAGCATTCTATCAACGCCCGTTAACCATTCACCTGCTGCTAGTTCTTTAGATGTTAAAAACTTTTTAGAAATTAAAGTGCTTTTAAGAGTTTTTAATTGTGTTGCAGAATAACCTTTAAGAAAAGCATCGCGAGCCTCTGATATACTGCTAAATTGTTTAAATTCTTCTTTGCCATTTTTATCTTTTACTTGAACAAAATAAACTTGAGTACCTGATTGAGTTGCAGTATCTGGTGCAAATACTCGGTTAGTAGTTGCATCATAAGTATAATTTTTTAAAGATTCTGCTAAAGTTATATCAGCATCTAAGACTTCTTCAGTAGGAACTACTGCTACCTTAGTGCCAGACTTTTGTACTTTAAGTTTAGCAATTTGTGTATCATATATTTTAGTATCTAAACCTCTTGTGGCAGCAGCAGCCTTGGCTTTTTCTAGTTCTGCAATTTGAACATCAATATCACTCTGCTTCTTTTTTACAATAGCAGGTGCATTCTTTGTATAATATAATGTTGCTTTACTTATTGCCGCTTTTAATGCGGCGGTTGCAGCAGTTACTGCTTTTTGTGCAGCCGTTACACGAGTAGCAATTTCTTTCTTAGCAGCAGCAGATAGTACACCAGGAATATTTGCATTGGCTGCTTTGTTTGCATCTTCTAATGTAGCCTTAGTTTTAGTAAGGGCTTTTTTAGCAGCAATTACTTTAGCGTCAGATTGAAGATAACTGTCTAATGTTATGTCAGCCATTATTTCATTATCTCCCTAAATGCATAGTATGAATCACGTGAATAAAATCCTAAGATAGATGAGAAGACTGCACGGTTTGCCTCAGTAACATATAGGTCACCAAGCATTAACTCTCTTAAGTCAGCCTCAATTTGAGCCTTACGTTCAGCCTTCATTTGTGTTGCATTAACATTGTTTCTTAAGAATGGGTCAGATGCAAAAGCAATAAAGTCACGTATCATTTTAGTAGCAAGAGCCATACGTCTACGTGTGACTGGTTCTATATCAGCATTAGGGTCATCAATAATTTGTTCAATACTAGTAAGAAGGACTGTCTCATTACCAATAGTATTACCACCACCAATAAGTGCTGAGTTTAGTAATGGGTTACTAGCCTTTAATCCATCTCTAATGTTTGTTGCTGCATCTATTACATTTGCTCGCAACTGTGGGTCAGACATAGTACTTAAGATTTCTTTTTCTTGACGTGCAACGTCATAGTATGCTTGCTTATCAGTTGCAACTAGTAAGTCATTATAATAGTTTTCAAGACTTTTACTCTCTACAAGTCCTGCTGCTTGAATCCAGTTATAGGTAGAAGCATTAAAATCACCAACCTGCGGAGCAAAGATATAGGCTGCTTCACCATATCGTTTGATAAAGGCTTCATTACGAATACCCCATGATTTTAACTTATCTGTATTCTTAATAAGAACGCTAGTCTGCTTATCTTCACGAGAAACTGTATAGATAAGTTTGCCTGGATTCTTACCAATGTATGTGGCTAATGCCAATTCATATGGGTCTTGTATATCACCATTGTTAATTTTACTAATACCATTAAGAATATCAAAGAACTCTGAGCGTAATCCAGTAATACCTGTATCTTTAATGTAATCAGGTATACCCTTTGACTCCATTGTAGTAGGAGCAATAGGTGAAAACAACCCTAAGAAGTGACGCATAAACAGTACATTATGCGCAGAGATGCGCATATCTGCTAGGTAGTCAGCCTTCTCTTGGTCAGTTGAATTAGGGTTAAGCATGTTTCCATGTGCTGCATTATAAGCAATAGCCTGTTGTGCTGCTGTAACTACTTGACGGTTTTGCTCATCAAATGGAAGTGCAGACCATATACGCTGCAATGATGCAGGCACAATGGCTTTAGTAATACTTAGGTTATCACCAATGTTACCTAATGCAAAGGTATCAATACTCTCACCTAGTTGCTTAGCATATGGCTGAATTGCTCCACCAATAAACGGAATCTTTCCAGGAACTACACTAAGTAAGTTCTTTATACCTACTACAGAAAGTCCAGAAATTGGACCAGATAGTGTAGGTAATCCTGCATCCTGTGAGAATGAAGGGTTTGCCATACGTAGTTTCATTGTAAACTCACTAAAGGATGGCTGTGAATAACCACTTAAACCTTTACCCTGCAAGATACCTAATGTGCCATTAGTTGCCTTAAAGATAATGTTATCCATAGGCATAACAATGTATGGCTCACCATTTGGGTCATAATGTGTCATACCACTGGCTTCAATACCAATATGTACTAAGCGCATACGCGCTAATACCCTAGGAGATACATCTTTCATACGATAGATACGGCGATAGAAGTCTTCTGTTGCACGATAATAGCGTCCAACAGTACGCATGCTAAATGCAAAGTTAGAACGGACATTAGGATTATCAGCAAACTTTAATATTCTATCTGCTGCCTCACGTACTGCTAATTCAGTGAAACGCTTCTCTCCTATTTCTGTCCATTTTCTTTTAATAGCCATTTGTTCTTTATAAGTTACGCCACCCCAAGGGCCAATCTCTTTTTCTACATTCTGACGTACAAACTCACGCTCAATACCATCATAATCTCTACGAAGTTTAACATATGTAATCATAATGGCTGGTTGACGGAAGATACCAGTAACTTGTTGGTCCATCCACTCCATTGATTTGTTACCATAACGCTGAAATACAGTATCTGCATTCAGTTCATCAAAATCTAATCCGCTATTAATTTCTCCCTTAATGCGATAGCCTACAGTAGCATCATGGAACTCATCTAATGAAATACGTGTAATTGCATCGTTCCAATAGGGCCTTCTGCCAGTAGATGCACCTAATTTAGAAAGTTCACGGTAACTACTTTTAACAACATTCATTAAACCTTTGTTAAATAACTTTGGGTCACCATTAAATGTCTCAAACATATCTGCAAATACTACAAATAATTGACTTCGTACAATAGTTGCATCATCTAATCCAGCACGTGAATTACCAGTATTAAATGATGACATTTGTTTGTATTCATCAACTGCTTCTTTATCAGCAACACGCCATGTTTTTGTAAGTGGACTTATTTCAAACCCAATTTTTCTCATTGCTTCATCTAAGGCAAGTTCAAACATTTCTTTGCCTGTTTTAATATCAGTTCTTCCTGGTTCTAGTCCATTATATTTAAAGAAAATATCTGATGTACTTAGATAACGCTCGTTTGGTAACCTAAGTGGAGAGGCACCAAACATCTTGTACCATTTTTCCCAATGTGCCAATGCAACTTGACGTTCACTTAACTTACCTGTTTCATATGTAAATTGACCTCTGCTCATTTTAACGGCTTCTTGGTCAAGACCTCTATCAAGCATAGATGGTGTGATAAGAGCACCCATAACATCATCACCATACTTGCCAGACATGCTAGTTGCAGCAACAATAGACTGTGCCATTGAGTTTAAAGCATCAGGTGAGTGTGTAAATGCTTGAAGTAATTTAGCCATGTCTTCATCATTTTTAATATATGGACCATACATTGCTCTAATATGCTCACCAACAGCCTGACGTTTTTCTAAACTAGTAAGTTGTGCAACATCTATTTCTAATTCATCTGCTTTAGCCTGAAGAATATCTTCACGATTTCTAATTGTTAATGCTTCTTCATGTGTATAACGTGGGCGTTTACCATAAGTAACTTTTTCTTCACCACGTTCTGCAAACTTTAATGCTTTTTGAATGGCTTGACGTATTGGGCCAGTACTTGATTTAGAACCAGTTGCAGCACGCATAACATTGCCAAGTTTATATCCCTCACGCAACGCAAAAGATTTAATATCCTTAGTTGGTGCTGATAATAAGTACATTGTTGCTTCATCTATAGCAGAACGCACGCCTAAGCGTGGGAATAATGTTAAAATAGACCAAACATTAACTATTTTTTTAGACATATCAGAGTGTGTTGCTCCACCAATTGCACTAATAAGGTTCTTTTTAGAATTAATTTCCCAAATTGCTGAACCAATTACATCATAAGGCAATGAACCAACAGCCCATGTTGATTGATATGCATGAATTGGGCCATCAGACCTTGCAACATAATCTCTATCAGATTGTTTTACTACATTTATTGGAGCAAACCTAGCATGTGCTGGATTGACACCTAATTCTTTTTTAGTTGCAAAGCCAGAAAGCCCACCATATTTATCTTGTAAGATTTTTTCAATTAACTCTGTACCCTTTGGGTGTCCACCTAAGCCCATTGAAAACATAATTGATGCATCAAGGTTACGCAAAAGAACAATTTGCTCATCTGCTGTCATTTCAAGAAACTTAACCGTTAATGTTTGTGCTAAATCTTTATGAAGAATCTGACGAGCACGCGCAGTAAAATTATCTGCTGTTTCAATGGCTTTTTTGCCAACAAATATTTCTTGTCCTGCTGGAGAACGTGATGCTAAGAAGCCAATTTTTTTCCATCTTGTAATTTCTTTGTTAGCATTTAATACAACAGATAGGTCACCTTCTGGATTTATTAACCGTTGCACAGATGCTTCATTATTAAGCCATGCTGCAGTAATAGGTTCTAAGTCTTTCTCACGTTCAACAGCAGTACGTGATACGTTATTAAATATATTATCAATTGAACGCGAAAGACCATCACCAAATAAACGCTGTGCTCTAGCAACCGCAATACCAGTACGCATAAATGTTGTACCAGAAACACGACCAGATAAAAGTAAGTTTACATTGCCAGCATTTTCAAAGAACTTTTGTGCCGATTTAGCATCAAATGCTTTACCATCAGATAGCACTTTAATGGCACTTGGGTAATTCCAAGCAGGAAAGTCTTTAGCAATATCATCTAAAGCAATTGATTTTTCACCAGCAGTTTTAGATTTAGCAACTTTCTTAAGGGCTGGACCAATACCATCATCCCATAATGCTTTAAGTTTAGGGTCTTGAAATACTGTTTCAACAGCACGCTCAATTGGTATGCCATTATTAGTAGCATCTTTAATTGACTGAGCAAGACGTTCACCTTTAGTGACACCCTTGCTTAATCCACCAGTAATCCATGTTAATGGGTCAACTGCTATCTGATAAATAAAATCTAACACACCAGAAACATTTTTAGTTTCACTAGTAACTAAACCATTGTATACACCCTTGTCATCAAGCATACGAGCAATATCACGACCAGGTGAAACCTGTGCATACTTAACACCATCTAGTACTTCTTTAAACTTGTTTGGTTCATTGTATGCTTTTTTAATAGATTCAAGTAAGTTTTCATCTATTGTTCCATGAGCCTGTACGATTTCACCAGGAGTTTTGCCTTCTAATAATCCTTTTGCTACTTCAACATCATACTTGCCATAGTAATCTGTAACTTGTTTTAATGCACCAAGGTCATATTGGTTCTTACCATCCCAAGCATCAGTCCATGTTTTAGCAGAAAATAACTCGGCACCCTGTGCTACTTGACGTGCAACTTTATAAGGTTCATTAATAAGACGGTTATATTGTCCAGCAAGTTTAAACGCACCAATTAAAGGACTAGCAAGTATTGTGGCTCCTGCTTTAACAACACCTAGAACGCGGTCAACCGCGTTAGGTGGTGGAGTTAAATAGTCTGCATCCTTGAACATAAACTTTAACTGGTCTTGAATAACAGGGTCTAATGCATCATATTCTTTACGTGCCTTATCAGGATTTAACTTTATTAATTCACGATGTTGTTTGATTGTATAACTCATCTGATTAACTTGTGTTATTTCAGATGGGTTTAAGTTTGCATTCTTAGCAGCAAGGTAAAGGTTAGGTGATGTTTCAGCGACAACAGGTTTTAAGTATTGCATTAGTACCCATTATCAAGTAGGGTTCTATAAATCAATTCTGCATCTCCAGATTGGTCAAATTGTATAAGATATTTAATTGTGTCCATAAAGTTTGGTGCCGTGTTAGGCATATTACGCATTACTTCAGTACCAGGACCATCACCCATATTTATACCAGAAGTAATAGGTTCAGTTGGTCGCTGTGATGGCGCACCTAAAGGAGTCATTGGTGGCATAGACATAGGTGTAGGAGCAGGTGTAGGTTTACCTGCCAATGGTGCACCAGTTTGTTGTTCTGTCATGGCTTTATTATTACCATATGTGCCACCAGTATATTGTTGCACTGGTTGCGTGCTTTGTTTAAGCACGCCTAAGTCTGTACGTTTAGACTGTGATGCTGGTCCAGATACTTCCGCCACTAGTCTTCCTCATCTTCTATGTGTTTTCTAACATCTTCAGGTGTTGCTGTCTGTATCCATTCTGGATACGATTCTTTTGATGCTAATAACCATAATGCATTATCATTTGTAAATCCCGCTTTGCGTAATGATTTATAAAACTCATGTAATTCTATGGCATACTGGTCTAGTTTTGAATAGTTATCATCAACTACTTTCTTCTTCCTTGTCGCCATAATTTACTCCCTAGATTGCTTGTTGCCTTTGAGTACTTACTGTTGACCTTGCTTGTCCACCACTACTTAAACTACTTAACATTGTTTGTAAATCTGGTCTAACGTTTGGTTCTTGTTGTTGTGGAAGACCTCCTGCTGGCGGACCAGCGGGAGCAGGGGACATTTGCTCAACCGCATTAGTTGGTGCACCAGCAGGAGGAACCTGTTGCTGCGGAGCAAAGGTTGCTTCTATTGCGTCCTCTAATGCTTGTCCC